GTTGGTGATACTGTTATCGCTGCTGACACTGGCTCCGGCACAATCGTTGCTGGTGACGTTGTTACTTTCGCTGGTGATAGCAACAAGTATCTCGTGACCAGTGCTCTGTCTGGCGGCTCTTTCACAATTGCTGCTCCTGGACTCAAGACTGCTGTTGCAGACAACTCAGCCATCACTGTCGGCGGCGATTACACTGCCAACATGGCTTTCAACCGATCAGCCATCGTTCTGGTCACTCGCGCTCCTGCCCGTCCCATTGAAGGCGATCTGGCAGAAGATGTGATGATCATGACCGATCCGCGATCAGGCATTAGCTTTGAAGTGTCGATGTATAAAGAATATCGACAGGTTCACTTTGAAGTCGCTTTGGCTTGGGGCGTTTCTGCTATCAAGCCTGAGCACATGGCTGTTCTGCTTGGCTAAAAACTGATGGAAGGCGGGTAGCGCTTGCTGCCCGCTTTTCTTCATCTGATCGGAGTGAATCATGGCGACTATTACTGTTGAGAATGGAACTGTTGTTGCTGGTGCTAATAGCTACGTAACTGTGGCTGAATTTACGCAGTTCTGCACTGACCGCAATATTCTAATTTCCTATACTTACGGCGATGAGTCGCAGCTGTTGATTCAGGCAATGGATTACTTTGAGCAGCAGCCGTTCAAAGGCATCAAGTATATCGAGACTCAACCGTTGCAGTTCCCGCGCTCTGATTTATGGATTGACGGCTATTTGGAAGAATCAGACGAAATTCCTCAACTGGTAAAAGACGCGCAAATCACTATTGCGATTTCTATCATGCAAGGCAACGATCCTTTGTCGAATGTGGATCGAGCCGTTAAGCGCGAAAAGGTTGATGTGCTAGAAGTTGAATACATGGACAATGCAGCAAGCTCTGTAATTATTCGCAGCGTTGGAAACATACTGCGAAAACTGGTTACAAGCAGTTCAATGGGCAATAGCTTCTCAGTGATCAGGGCATAACAAATGCCAGTCAATTACAGCGCACTGCAAACAACAGCAACACGATTGCTCCGCGAGAACGGACAGGCAATCACGCTGAATTACGAATCGTCAGAAGTCATTGATCCGGCAACTGGCGTTGTTACTACCGTAGCAACAAATAACAGCATCAGCGGTTATGGGCTGGCTTCAAATTACGACCAGTCAGAGATTGATGGAAATTCAATAAGATCATCGGATATTAAACTTTTACTGTCCAACACAAGCTCTGCGCCGCAGCCAGGATGGACAGCAACAGTAGATAGCAAAGTTCACAGAGTGATGGACGTTCGGCAAATTAAACCAGCCGGAACGAATGTCATGTATATTTTGCAGCTAAGAGTATGAGCGCAGCAGAGAAGGACATCAATACAGCGTTATCTTCCAGACTTGCAACCATGCAAGCGTCTGGCGTTCCGCCTATTGTTTGGGAAAATTCAGAATATACTCCAGTGCATGGAACTTTGTATATGCGGGAAAACTTTTTCCCAAACATAAAAACGCAAGTCGGTCTGGAAGATACCAGCACAGACGATTACGAAGGAATTTATCAGGTCACGATTTCAGACTGGACAGGCAATCGAAGATTTGACGCGCAAGAACAAGCCAGACTTGTCTCTGTGCATTATCCGCGTGGCTCGGAGTTCACTCACAATAGCGTCAAAGTGAGAATAACGAGATCGGTAATTGAAACTCCGTTTATTGACGAGAATCAGTTTTTTGTTCCGGTCAGCATTTACTGGCGGGCTTTCGTATGAGCTTTGAGCAAGATTGGAACAAGATTGAGCCAGAGATTAGAGACAGGCTTGAAAAGGCTTGCAGAGCAGGAATGTTTCAGCTTTGTTCAAGTATAATTGGCGGAACTCCTGTTGATACTGGAACAGCAAAACGAAATTGGTTTGTGACTACTGGAAGTCCAAGCACGAAGACTGTAAAACAAACAGACAGGTCGCCAAAAGGACAAATATCTCCAGAAAAAGCAAACGAAGTCAGCGTAGCTGTAGAGAAGTCGATTGATACTGGAAAACTATATTTGACGAATAATCTGCCTTATATTTATCGGCTTGAATTTGAAGGATGGTCATCTCAAGCCAGAAGCGGGTGGATACGCAAAAACGTGCAAGAATTCAACAAACTGCTCGCAGCACAAATCCGAGCGGTTATGAAATAACCTGAAGGAGTTTACAACATGGCAATTCAAACCTCTGCTGGAACTATTTTGTACGCAAGTGCATCTCTGCCAGCAACTTACGACCAAACTGGATACGAAGCATTGACTTGGAGCGCAGTCGGTGAAGTGACTGAGATTCCTGCTTTCGGTTCAGTGTATAGCTTGATTACTCACTCACCGCTTGGAGAAAGGCGAGTAGTCAAAAAGAAAGGCTCCGTCAATGACGGCAGCATGACTTTGAACTTTGCAGCCGATGCAGCAGATGCGGGACAAGGCATACTCAAAACTGCTCACACGTCCGACACTGAGATCAGCGTGAAGATCACCTATCCTGACGGAGAAGATGATTACTTCACTGCGCTGGTCATGGGCTATCAAGTTAATCCTGGCAATGTTGACAGCATCAAGTCTGACAGCGTAACGATGGAACTTGTGACTGCTCCTGTAAATGTAGCGGCTTAATAATTTAAAAAGGAAACCTCATGGACTTAGCTAATCTCGATTTACAAACTGCGGCGGATGTTGGAATCGACATCCGTTTGCAGCATCCAGCAACTGGTGAATATTTGACAGATGAAAATGGCGATAATTTGGTGATAACTGTTCTTGGCAAAGACAGCGCAACATGGCAATCAGTTGCCAAGCGAGTCAATGCGCGGAATGCAAACCGCTACAAGAACAAGCCTGTTCCGAATGTTGCATTGGAATCTGCCTTATATGAAATACTTTCTGAATGCACTGTGAAGTGGACAAAGAACATTGAGTTTGAAGGACAACAGCTCAAATGCTCGAAAGAAAACGCACAGATGCTTTACGAGAAAAGGAACTGGATTGCGGAACAGTTAATCGAGGCGGCTGCTGATCGAGCTAACTATTTTTTGGGATAGAAGCTGACCTGGCGTTATATGCGCAGCAATGGGCATGGCTAAACTCCAGAGCAAAAGATCAGAAAAGTTCAAGGGCGAGCTTTTTAGAAGATGATGAGTCAATAGTTGAGCGGCTTCCAGATTTGGGGCCGTTCAACTACATCATCGAACTACTGAGCAGAGTTGGCGTTGCGATGAATAGCGGTTCAGGCGTTCATGCAATTACATGGCAAGAGCTTGACGCTTTTATGCGATCCACAAGCATTCGACTGAATTTGTGGGAAGCAGAAACCATCAGGAAATTGTCGGCAATATATGCCAACAGCGTTATGCGATTTGATGACAAGAATGTTCCGGCTCCGTTCATTAGTGGTCGAGAAAAGGAACGAATTGCTGGCAACTTGAAATCCGTTTTACGGAATATAGTGGTTAAAGAGCGATGACAGATTTAGCCGAAATCGTAATATCAGTTGATACCAGACAACTTAAAGCTGCGAATGATGAGCTTGGCGCTCTTGGCAGAAAAGGTAAGGAAACCGAAGACAAGCTAAAAGAAAGCAATGATAAAACAGGCAATTCTTTTTCAGCATTAAAAGGCAAAATCGGCTTAGTTTCTGGCGCTCTTGCTGCGCTTGGCGCTGGCGCGTTGATGAGCAGCGTTATCCGAACGACAGCAGAATTTACTGCATCACTGTCTAACCTTTCTGCCATCACTGGTGCAACTGGTGACGATCTCGAATATTTAGCAGATCAAGCAAAAGATATTGGTGCCACAACCACTCTGTCCGCCTCTGAAGCTGTTACTGCTTTCAAGTTAATTGCATCAGCAAAACCAGACTTGCTCGAATCTGGCGAAGCATTGAATGCCGTTACAAGAGCCGCTGTGACTTTATCAGAGGCTGCTGGAGTAGAACTGACAGACGCTGCAAACACTCTCGGCACATCTCTTAATCAATTTGGCGCAGGAGCAGATCAGGCTGCAAGATTTATCAATGTCCTGGCTGCTGGCGCGAAATTTGGCGCATCAGAAATTGCTCAAACGTCTGAGGCATTAAAGAATGTTGGTGCCGCCGCAAATGCTGCTGGCCTGTCTTTTGAAGAAGCTAACGTAGGAATTCAGTTACTTGCTGCTGGCGGCATAAAAGGCGCAGAGGCTGGAACAGGACTCCGTAATGTACTCCTGAAACTTGAAGAATCTACAGACCAAAGATTGCGTCCGTCTGTTGTTGGTTTGGCTACATCTTTGGAAAATCTTGCTGCAAGGAACATGAACGTCACAGAAGCGACAGAGATGTTCGGCAGAGAGGCTGCTATTGCTGCTCTCACATTGATTGATCAAGCAGACAATGCTGCAGACTTAGAAATTGCTCTCACTGGAACCGCTACTGCTTACGAACAACAATCTCGTAATGTAGATAATCTTGCTGGCGATCAAGCTGCGCTCAATAGTGTCATGGAGGCATTCCGAATTGAGCTTGGGACTCGGCTTGAGCCAGTGATGAGGGCGGCAGTTCAGTCTTTGTCTGGTGTTGTCGGTTTTCTTAAAGACAATATGGATTTGCTAATCGCAGCAATCACTGCTGCTGGTGCTGCAATGCTTGTCTCTTTTGGGCCGGCAATTATTGCGGGTATCACAGCAGTTGCGACAGCGATTTGGGGAGCAAGAACTGCTGCTATGGCATTTATGGCAAGTCCAGCAGGAATTGCAGCTGCTGTTGCTATGGCTGCTGTCCTTATGGTGAAGAATTGGGATGACGTGAAACACGCTGCACTGTCCGCTGCTTTGCTGATTGAAATAGGCTGGAACAATCTCAAACTGTTTTTTCAGCAAAAGTTCGCAGATGCAATAGATTCAATATCTGGAATGTTCACTGACCTTTCAAATAACGCAGTAGCAACATGGGCAGCAATTAAAGCAGCGACTCTTGATCCGTTGAACGCGATGGAAACTTATAACAGAGTGTTCGATGAAACTATTGCTTCGTTGAATGAAGGCGAAAGAGCAAATAATGGATTTTCTAACGCAGTAGCAGAAACCAAAGAAAACATTTCCAGACTAGAAGGCGAGCTTGTCGAGCTAATCAGAGAGCATGATAGTCAAACAGACGCAGCAGATGCTGGCGCAGAGGCTTTATCTCATTTTGAAAATATTACAGATGAGACAATTCCAACTGTAGAGGAATTAGGTAGAACTATTGGCCAAACAGCTGAAGAAACTGACAAGCTGACAAAAGCTACATCTGAAGTAATGGCAAATTTATTGCACGAAAGAGATCAGATCGGCCTGACCGGATTAGAACTTGAGATATATAACAACCTCAAAAAAGCCGGAGTTGATGCGTCAAGCGAATTAGGACAAGAAATTGTAAAACTAACAACTCAAGTCTATAACGAGCAAGTTGCATACGATGAAACTGCTGACGCAGCAAAAAGAGCGGCTGAAGAAAAAGAAAGGGCATACGAAAGAATGTCTAGCAACGTAAAGGGCTTCTTTGTTGACCTGCTTAATAATGGTCGGGACGCTTTTGATAATTTGGCAAAGAAATTCAAAGATTTCATCTTTAACATGGTTGCCGAATGGGCTACTCAAAAACTGATGTCGCTGTGGAGCAATTTTGCTCAAAACGGAGCCAGTGCTTTTTCGTCACTCGGGTCAATGTGGAATAGCTTGTTATCAAGTTTCAGTTCTGGCTTGAGTGGTTTGTGGAATGGAATAACGTCAATGTTTAGCGGCGTCAGCAATTTTGTATCAAGCGCCGGAAGCGCGATTGCAAATATAGCAAGCGGAGCAGCCAGCGCAATTACTGGCGCAGTGTCTGCTGTTGCAAGCGGAGTCGGCTCTGCAATTACTGGCGCAGTGTCTACTGCTGGAGCAGCGGTAAGCGGTGTCGCTGGCGCAGTGACAACAGGATTAGCGACTGTGGGCAGCACGATTGCTGGAGTTGCGTCTGGCGCAGTTAGCGCTGTTACTGGAGCAGCCAGCGCAATAACAGGTGCAGTCACTGGAGCAGTCAGCGCAGTGACTGGAGCAGTAACTGGAACTGCCGCAGCAACTGGAACAGCCGCAGCAACTGGAACAGCAGCCGCGACAGCCGGTGGAGCAAGTATTGGAGGCGCTCTTGCAGTTCTCGGGCCTGCTGCTTTATTTGCAGGAATTGCGTTTTCCATGTTTGGTGGCGACGACATAGACTATCCGACTTTTGCTGAACTGCCGGTTGATCAGCAACTTGATTTGCTTGCATTGAATTATGAGCGAGATCTCCAGAGTTCAATGGGAGCAGCAGATACTGAAGGCGCACTTGCCTTTGACCCTATTCAGCAAGCAGGCTTTGCAAATGCACTGGTCGATGCTTACGGCTCTGACGCGAGGCAAACGCTGATTGATCTTGGATTAGCAGATTTGGTAGATGGATCATTCCGCGAAGGCTTGCCATACGTTCCGCATGATGGCTTTGTTGCAGAACTTCATGCTGGTGAACGAGTCTTGACTGCCGAACAAACAATGGCAGCTGATAGAATGTCGATGGATATGGGCGAGCTTAAACAGACGATGGAAGAAATCATGGTCGCTGTCGCTCGAAATACTCAGAGACTCTACCGAATCAATGACCGATGGGACAAGGATGGCTTGCCGCCAACGAGGTCGTAACAGATGAAAATTATTCGACCGGAAACAATACTTGATGCAAACGTCACAGCAACAAACGTGACCGAAGCTGACCAGCCTGAATGGGCTTCTGGCACAACGTATGCTCTTAACGATCTGGTAATGGTCACTGGAACGGCTGGCGGTGCTGCAACAGCTACTCATAAAATCTACCAGTCGCAAGCTGGCTCAAACACTGGCAACGACCCGACTACTGACGATGGAACATATTGGGATGAAGTCTCCAGCACAAACGCTTGGAAGATGTTTGATGCTATCGTTCAAGATCAAACAGAAAGGTCAGGCGGAATAGAGGTTACATTAACTTTCACTCCGGTAGTAAATGCGCTTGCAGTAATAAATGTTGATGCTGCTAGTTTCACAGTTGTTGTTGATGATGCGACAGAAGGTGAAGTTTACAACGAGACTTACAGCTTGATTTCGGACTCAGGAATTCAGGATTGGTATGCCTATTTCTTTGAACCGATTGTGCGAATTGACAGATATGCAATTACTGACTTGCCGCCATATGCTGGTTCAGATATTACTGTCACTTTAACTGATACAGGAACGGCAAAGTGCGGAGCTTTGGTAATTGGTCAGTTTGCAGAGCTTGGTCAATCACAGCACGGCGCAGGAATATCGATCACTGATTACTCCACAAAAACAACAGACGCAAATGGCCGAGTGACAATCACTCCTGGCGCATACGCAAACCGAATGGACGTTGACATAATCCTGCCGACAAGCACATTTCCCGTAGTGAGAAACATACTGACAGACATTCGCACGACTCCGGTCGTCTGGATCGCGCAAGACGATGAGCCAGGAGCTGTTGTCTACGGCTATTATCGCGAATTTGATATAATTCTGAGCAATCCGACTTTAAGCCGTTGCTCACTCGACATTGAGGGACTTGTCTAATGACAATTTCAACTATTAGCACATTGCCAGCTGCTCCAGCAAGAACGGACGCGCCAGCGACTTTCATTTCAAAAGCAGATGCGTTTCTGGCTGCTCTCGTAACGATGCAAGGCGAGCTAAATACCAGCATCGGCCAAATGAACACAGACATTGCTCAAGCTAACACTGATGCAACAAATGCAGCCACGAGCGCAAGTGATGCGGCAACGAGTGCAAGCAATGCTTCTACCAGCGAAAGCAATGCTTCTACCAGTGCAAGCAATGCCTCAACAAGTGCGTCAAATGCTGCAACAAGCGCATCAGATGCTGCTGCCAGTTATGATTCTTTTGACGATAGATATTTAGGCGCAAAAGCAAGCGATCCTGCTCTCGATAATGATGGCGATGCTTTGATTACTGGAGCGCTGTATTTCAACACGACCTCTGGAGCTATGCGTGTATATACTGGAAGCGCGTGGCAAGATACTGCTTCAGTTGCAACGACAGTCACGACAAGCCAGATAAGCGACCTGGCGGCAAATGTTGGTACATTTCTGGCATCGCCATCAAGTGCAAATCTAGCAAGCGCAGTGACAGATGAAACTGGTTCTGGTGCTTTGGTCTTTGGAACATCTCCCGCACTAACATCTCCGTCATTGACCGGAACAATTCTGGAAGATGTCTATGCTTGGGCAACAACGACAGGAGCCAATACGACAGATTTAGATCCAGACAATGGCTCAATTCACACTGTGACTTTGACAGGTAATATCACCTCACTGACTGACAACCTGTCCGCTGGCGAAGCTATAACTTTGATGGTGGATGACGGCACGAGTTATAGCATCACTTGGCCGACTATAACTTGGGTCAACAATGGAGGCTTGGCACCAACACTAGCGACAACTGGTTACACTGTCATAGCTATGTGGAAAGTATCAACGACTCTATACGGCGCGCTTGTTGGAGATGGCAGCTAATGCTTTGGAGTAAATCAATCGGAGCTGGCGGAACAGTCGGTGGCGGATGGCTATTCACAACGTCAAACACTGCTATCGCTGATACTCCATATACAACGATCTTTGCTGTTGACTCACTGGACGGGCCTTCTGTAACTCCGGCTTATGACTTTTTCCGGTTTGAAAATTCTGGAACAAAGATGTATGTCAGTGACAGAACCAACAATAGAATCTACCAGTACAGTTTGAGCACAGCTTACGATGCGACGAGCTTCAGTTACGATTCAAAGTTCATCTATGTCGGAGCCAATACGGGACTGGACAACGGATTTTTCATGTCATCTGACGGCTCGAAGCTATGGATAACAGACGATGCTACAGAAGAAGTTGATTATTATACTCTAAGCTCAAACTTTGATATTTCAACCGCTACATATTCGACTACATCTACAGTCGTTGCTGCACAGGATACGCAAGGAAGGTCATGCGCGGTTTCATCAGATGGCAATACTTTATGGGTCAGCGGTGGCACTGACAATCGAATAATGGAGTTTGGGTTCGGAACATCTTTCGACATGAGTACATTGTCGTTTACTCAGGAAAGTGCTTGGGGATCAATTGATGACTTTTTCATTACAAATAGTGATGGAACAAAATCGTGGTCGTGGGGATTCAACAACGATAGATTCAATAACGATAACTATTCAACAGGTTGGGATGTCAGCACAAGAAGCACAGGTACAGATGCTACTCTGAGCGATATGGGAATTTCAACTACCGTTGTTGATGCGACCTTTGGATTGCAGTGGAATTCAGATGGAACTGCCGCATGGATAGCTGCTCAAAATCCAACAGGCCCTTATTACATGTTTAAAGTTGACTACAGCACAACGGCCTATGATATTTCTGATTTGACTTGGAGTCCTCCCGCCTCTTGGACAAGCCTATCTGCATCAGGCGGATGGTCAATAAAGTTTAACAATAACGGCTCAAAGATGTTTGTCTTGCGAGATACTGGTTCGCAAGCTGTTGTGACTGAATTTCCGCTTTCAACTTCTTATGATGTGACAAGTGCTGGCACTCCTGTTGATTCTTCTGATCTCACAGAATCAACTTCCGCAAGATCGTTTTGTTTCAATGCTGCTGGAACAAAGATGTTCATAGCTCATGCTTCTCGATACATCTATGAATACGACTTGTCATCTCCATTTGATGTTTCTAGTATCAGTTATTCTGGAAACTCACTAGATGCTGGTTTGCTTAATGATGTTCTATGTTTCCAAATGAATCCGGCAGGAACCGAAATTTACTATAATGACGGTTCGGATGGCATAGGCGTAATTGATTTAACGACAGCGAATACATTGTCTGGCGGTTACACTATCAACTCAGTTTACAATGGATTCACTCACAGTGGTCAGATGTGGTCGCCGCAGTTTTCGCCAGACGGTTTGAGATTTGTAGCATGGGAACTGTCTGGAGGAAATAACACTCTCAATTCATGGATACTTAGCACTCCATTTGACGCAAGCACTGAAGGAAGCAAAACAAGTAAATCGTTTACTGATCACACTGGCGGCGTTCTTGGTGGTGACGAAATTACAATAGCGCAAATCAATAGAGATGGAACGAAAGGCATCCTGCATTTAGATAACGTAGATTTTTATACTAATTTCACATTGTCGGAGTAATCAAAAATGTATGTAAAAGCTGAGAACGGGTCTGTCGTAAAATATCCATACAACGACAACGATCTCCGAATTGATAATCCGAACACTAGCTTTCCTGCACAGCTTAATGATTCTTTAAGAGAGTCGTGGAACGTCTTTCCAGTGACAGTTGAAGCTGGATCAGCTTTTGATCCGTTCACTCAAAAAGAAGTTAAGAATTCAGAGCCTACTTTGGTGAATGGAACTTGGACTCTCGGAAGAACAATCATTGATTTGAGTGCTGGCGAACAGCAAGCATATTTCGATGAGCAGGTTCGCAAGTATGAGCTTGAAGTGCAAAAACACATGGATCAAAAGGTTTCGGAACGCGAATATGATTCCATGATTTCTGCATGCACATACGCAACTTCAACCAATTCAAAATACGGGCCGGAGGGACTGGCTTGCGTGGTATGGCGTGATGCTGTTTGGGACAAGTGCTATGAGATTCTTGCAGAGGTTCAAGCAGGAACCAGACAACATCCGACAATCGAAGAATTGATAGATGAACTTCCAGAGCTTGTATGGCCGTAGACTATGCCAGAAGTCACAGAGAACAGACTTGTCCGGCTGGAGAAAAAGATTGATGACTTGCAACACGCAGTCATCAGTCTCGCTCGCGTTGAAGAAAGACTAACAACTGTTTTCAACAGACAGTCTGGAATTGAGCAGAAGGTCAACAACATGGACACCAGTATAGACAAGTTGCAAAGAAGTGCTGCTGCTGGCGCTTATATGGAGCGGCTTTTCTGGATTGTTGTCGTTGCGGCTGTGACTTGGCTATCGAGGCAAGTATGATTAAAAAAATCAAAGCAGCAATGCTTCTTTTCAAACGCGGGCAAGTCGTTGCCGATCCTGCAAAATGGAAAAATCGACAGATAACCAGCACCATGATTGTCGGCTTAATTTACGCCGGAATCGAAGCAGCGGGAGCCTTCGGTTATGACATCACAATTGATCAAGCGAGCGTTGATGCTATTGCAGTCGGCATTCTTGCTGTCGTCAATCTCGTGTTCACCTATACCACGTCAGATAAGGTCGGCGTGTAGTCCAACTGCCGGACTGCTTTCGCCCGAAGAAATGGGAAGCTCTTTTCAAGTTTGCGACAAGCAGTTTTGCGAAGTCGGAGCCATTGTTGTTGGAGCGGAGTGCAAGATATGAGCAGTAATCGGCAAGAGAACCCGCCAGATATCAAAATTCTTGATCATGGTGACCCAACTGACCGACAGCGCGAATATGTGCTGGCTTGGATAAACTACGGATCTTGCCAGAAAGCAGCAGATGCAATGGGCGTTGCTAAAGCTGCTGTGTTCAAAGCCACGAAAGCAGTGAAGGAAAAAGCCGCGCAAAATGGCTGGACTCCAGCGCAGAACAATTCAAGGTTCATCGGTGAAGGTTATCATCTGAAAGGCACGTCAACGCTCATCGATGCCGATGGCGAGATCAAACAAACTTGGGTCAAGACTGCCAAAGATCAGGAAGACCAGCGAAAGGCTTTTCTCGAATTCATTGATGGCTTGAATGACAGAATAACTCCAGCAGAGCCGAGTGAATTTGTACCAATCAAAACTCCCGATGAAGATTTGATGCCGACCATCGTAATCGGTGATGCACATATCGGCATGAGAGCACACGGCAGAGAAACACGCGACAGAAACTTTGACTCCAGGATTGCACAGGAAGAAATCATAAAAGCTGTTACTCATCTTGTTGACTGTGCGCCACGCGCAAAGACTGGCTTGCTAGTGAACGTGGGAGACTTTGTACATGCTAACACTGCATCGAATACAACTGGCAAAGGCACTCCGCTGGACGTAGATACCAGATACGAAAAGTTCATGCGCGTTGCAGCGGATACACTGGTCACTTCTGTTGAAATTATGTTGCAGAAATTCGAGAGAGTGACTGTTTGCATTGCTCGTGGGAATCACGATCCTGACGCAGCAATAGCAATTCAAATGATTCTCGAATATTACTGGTCAAACGAGCCGCGAGTGAATGTGCTGAGATGTAAAGGGTATTTCCATTACATCAGGTTCGGAAAGTGGATGCTTGGCGTACATCACGGAGACAAAGTAAAGGCTGAAAAGTTGGCGAACATTATGCCGCGAGAACAGCCAGAGGCTTGGAGTCAAACCAGTCACAGGATGTGGCTTGTTGGGCACTACCATCACCAGCAAGTTCTTGAATGCGACAATGGCACTGTCATTCGAAAGTTTGGAACTCTTGCGCCGCCGGACGCTTGGCACAGTTCAATGCAATACGCTTCGGCTCATGTGATGGAGATGATTGTATTCAAGCGTGAAGGCGGAAAGCAGCTTGAATATGTTTACGAAATTCCGCGCCAGCATCATGGCATCGACACAGAGATTATCTGATATAATCAATCATGGCTACCAAAGACCCGCGACTCACTCGACTTGGACTTGAAGGCTATAACAAGCCCAAAAGGACTCCCAATCACCCAACGAAATCGCACGTTGTCGTTGCGAAAGAAGGCGATCAGGTCAAAACGATTCGATTTGGCCAGCAAGGCGTAAAAGGTTCGCCAGCCAGAAAAGGCGAAAGCAAATCAGACAAAGCTCGCCGCGCATCTTTCAAAGCTCGCCACGCAAAGAATATTGCCAAAGGCAAAATGTCTGCGGCTTATTGGGCGGACAAAGTGAAATGGTAAAAGATTACGATGCGTGCAGTTTGGTCTTGACGATTATTCAGTTAAGCGGCGGCGCGTATAACGCTGAGGAAATTTCAGAAATAATTGAAATGATCAAACTATACGAAGAAGAAGAAGGCGAGAGCGACAAGCGCAAAGTCTTTCAACTCTTTGTCAACGATGAACAGACTGAGCATTGATACATGAGCGAATACACGAATCTCAATCCTTCAGGACATCTGCTTTTTGATATTGCAAGGCTGAACATCGAAGAAGCTACACCGCTGAACCTCTTTGGTTACAACGAATCTGTCGGCACAACTTATGAGACAATCTGGAATTTCGGCGGCGCATATACTTTTCCAGTTTCTGCTGTTGTCATGTCCGTTGCAAGTTCAAGCGCGGCAGATACGTCAAAGCCAATCAAGGTCACTGGACTCAATGACAAGTGTGAAGTAATTAGCGAGATCATTACAACCAACGCGGTGGATGGAACCACTCCTGTTGCTGGCACTTTATCTTTCTATCGGATCAATCAGGTTTTGAATCTGACAGGAACTCATGCTGGCAACATATCTATCACAAATGGCGGAACAACCTATGGCTATATTGCTGCTGGTGAAGGCATATCGCAGGCTTGCGTCTATACTGTTCCGGCAGAGCATTCAATATATCTATTCCGAATTGACTTGAATTCTGCGACTGCAAACTCAAACCAGTACCTGACCTTAA